AGTCTAGGACTAGAGGAAGCTGGATTAGTAGAGACAATAGCATTTTGTGATTATGAACCTTATTGTCAAAAGATCTTAAAAAAACATTGGCCAAAAGTTCCAATATATAATAACATAAAGGAGTTAAACTATGAAACACTTAAACAAGATGGGATCAAAGACATTGACATCATCACAGGGGGATACCCATGCCAACCATTCTCGGTTGCTGGAAAACAAAGAGCTGAAAAAGATCCGAGACATCTCTGGCCAGAAATGTTTAGACTTATCAAAGAATGTCGGCCAACTTGGGTCATTGGAGAAAATGTTAGTGGCCACATTAAACTCGGTCTTGATACAGTTATCTCGGACTTGGAAAGTGAAGGCTACTCAACAAGGACATTTAATATTCCAGCTAGCGGTGTCGGTGCCCTCCACCAAAGACAACGAATATGGATTATTTCCCACACCAACGAACATGGATCACATCAAGAGAAAAGGAATGAGACCGAGCAGAGCAGCGACTGGGAGAAAGACAGGGTATCTATCAGAAATGGTAACGATGTATCCTACTCCGACAAACAACGAACACAAATACAGATTGAAGGGAAACACTCAAGCATCCAAATGCCTAGAGGCACTAGCGAGAAAGGGAGAGTTACAACTACTACCGACCCCAACTGCAAAGATGTACACCAACAGCAAGGCAACATACGATCCAGCAGCAACAAGTTTATCAAGGAGGACTTTGGAGGTTTACGCAAGGACATATCCTCAACCGAAGATGTGGCACACACCAACAGCGAGGGAACACAAAAACTCGGGCAACATAACGAAATGGGATCCAGAGTATTTGAAAACTCATCCAAGTCTTACACATCAAGCAATAAAATCGGAAAAGAAAATTGGTGGGGCTTTGAACCCAGAGTGGGTAGAGTGGTTGATGGGATACCCGATAGGGTGGACAGAATAAAATGTTTAGGAAATAGTGTAGTGCCTCAAATACCATATCTTATAGGTTTGAGTATCTTACAAGCTATAAACAAATAAATGGATTTAATTATTCTATACGATGGTTTATATAGTTTAGTACCAGTTACAAAAGAAATGTTACAAAGTATTACACTATTAACAGCAGTAGATTGCTTTGAGCTGTGTGATATTTTAAGATTAAAATTGACAACTTATCATGATGCTCCCATAAATAGACATGTGATGAATGATGGTAGTGGTGATCTTTATGGATGTATATGTAAATGAGTGATGCAATAACAAATCTAAAATTAGACTTTTCTAGTTCACCTACATTGTGGAAGTTCTTACAAGACAAATCATTTGTGCGAGGTGTGATGGGACCGGTAGGTAGTGGTAAATCATATTCATGTGCAGCGGAGATTATGTTGAAAGCTGTACAACAAGTTACATCACCAAGAGATGGGATCAAGTATAGTAGGTTTGTTGTTGTAAGAAACTCATATCCAGAGTTAAGAACTACAACAATCAAAACATGGCAAGAGTTATTTCCAGAAAACATTTGGGGTCCTTTCAGATGGTCTCCACCTTTGACACATCATATCAAACTACCATCAAGAGATAATGCTCCAGGTATTGATTGTGAGGTTATCTTTCTAGCTCTTGATCAACCCAAAGATGTTAGAAAACTTTTATCTATGGAACTTACTGGTGCGTGGGTGAATGAGGCAAGAGAGTTACCTAAAGCTGTAATAGATGGTTTGACACACAGGGTAGGTAGATACCCAACTTTATCTGATGGTGGTGCGAAACCATGGAGAGGTATTATTATGGATACTAACCCAATGGATGATGATCATTGGTGGTATAGATTAAGTGAGAAAGAAAAGATGAAAGGTAAATACAAATGGACTTTCTTTAAACAACCAGGAGCAGTTGTAGAATATACAAAAGAAGATTTACCAGAAAATCCAGAGGCTAATGGTTTTGTTATGTCAGCAAAGAAATGGTGGATGACAAATCCTAAATGTGAAAATAAAAAAAATCTTCCTACTGGTTACTATGAACAAACACTACTAGGTAAAAATTTAGATTGGATAAGATGTTATGCTCAAGGACTATATACTTATGTTCAAGAGGGTAAACCAGTTATGTCAGAGTATGATGATACACTTATGGCAGCAGATTTTTTAGAACCCGATATATCTTTACCTATACAAGTTGGTGTGGACTTTGGTTTAACTCCAGCAGCAATCTTTGGACAAAGAACTAAAAAAGGAACTTGGAATATTCTACATGAGTTAGTTACCTTTGATATGGGATTAGAAAGATTTGGTGAAATGTTAAAAACAGAATTAGCAAGTAAGTTTCCAAAATTTGATGTGTTAGTACATGGAGACCCAGCTGGTATGAAAAGAGATGAGATCTATGAAGTTACAGCTTTTGATCATTTAAGATCTATTGGACTAACTGCTAGACCAACTGCATCAAATGATTTTAGAGTTCGTAGAGAAGCTGGAGCTATGCCTATGAATAGATTGATAGATGGTAAACCAGGTTTGCTTGTAGATAAAAGATGTCAAAGATTAAGGAAAGCATTATCGGGTGGGTATCATTTTAAAAGAGTACAAATCTCTGGTGGTGAAAGATATAGAGATGCTCCAAACAAGAATGAACACTCGCATGTCGGTGATGCGTTTATGTATTTATTACTTGGTGGTGGAGAACATAAAAGATTAACAAGAGGTAACAATAATAAATTTAAGCAATCAGTTGCTAGTACAGAATTTGATATATTTGCATGAGTGTAGGTTATGGATTTGGAATGTTGTTTGTAGGTATTGGTGCAATACTTGTCGCTGCTATAATAGCATATTTTATTATCAATAGAGATCAAGATGAGCAGTAAATCTAAAATCAAAGGTTCAAGAGTAGAAAGAAAGATTGTCAAACTATTTGAAGATCTAGGTATCAAGGCAAGGAGACAACCCATGTCGGGTGCTTTACAAGACTTTCCTTATGATGTTAAGGTAGATCTTTTGGGTGGTATGCATTGTGAGGTCAAGGCTAGAAAAGGTGGCAAAGGTTTTGCAACAATAAAAAGATGGAAAGGTAATGCAGATCTTTTAATTATGGTAGAAGATTTTGCAGAGCCGGGAGTTTACATAGATTGGAGTTTATGGAAAAGGATAGCAAAGATATTAAAAGAGAATGGTTAGTTAGAGTTTGGAAAAGAGGAGAGATGGAACTCAAGAAAGAGTTTACTATTTTTACATCAGAGAAAAGGATGGAGAGATTTGTTATACCAAAAAAGTATAGAGCCACTTATGAGAATACAAACACTTGAAAGTATATTTAAGGCAGATGGAAAGGACATGATTGTTCTACCATTCAAATCATATCTTCTTAACTTGATGGACTTATACCAAGAGGATAGAGATCATATTGATCAGATCCCTGGTTATCTTAATTATTTAGATGCATGTACTAAACAGGGTTATGGATATACTGTATTAGACAAAGGAAAACCAATAGTTTGTTTTGGTATTGTACCTCAATGGCCAGGTGTTGCAGAGTTATGGTTGATACCAGATAAAAACCTTATTCAAAAATGGAAACTAAAATTTCATAAAGGATCATTAAAATTTATGGAATTAGCAGCGGATGAACTAAATCTGCATAGATTACATGTAACAGTTAGTGCTAACAATGTTCGTAGTGTCAAATGGATAGAACATATATATTTTAAGAGAGAAGGTGTATTAAAAAAATATTCCTTCAATAAAAAGGACATGATAATGTATAGTAGGTTATTTTAGTATGTTAAAAAAAATATTTAAGAAATGGATTTGTTTAGTATTTTGTATGGGTACTTGTTTCTATACACCATGTACTAAAGGTAAAAAGAATGGGTAGTCTTTTTAAACCACCTAAATATACTCCTCCTCCAGCGATGGAGAGATCTAATAAATTATTAGACGAGAGAGATGCTAGAGCTGATGCAGCAGAGAAAAGTGAGAAAAGAAAAATAGCAGCAAAGGCAAGAGCAAGAAGAGGTGGGGGAAGATTATTATATTCTCAAGATAGAGCCTTACCAGCATTGGGGGTTGGCACTACACTTGTAGCTGATGAAAGTATAAGAAACCCAATGGATGATGAAAGGATGATGACATAATGGGTGGAGCTCCAAGAATAATTAGAAAAGTAATATCACCAGTTAAAAAGGTTGTTGCTCCTAGTTCTCCTATTGCAGAGAGAAGAGTTGAGGTAGCAAAGAAAACTGAAGCAGAAACAAAAACAATAGCACCTAGAAAATTAAAACGAAGATCAAGAAAGAATAGAGCAAATATTTTAACTGCTGCTAATACAACTAATACAGCTCTTACTACTACATCTGATTATTCACCAATAAGAAATCCAAGAGATGGATCTAAACTAGGGAGTGCATAATGCCAGGTTATCATAAAAAAAAATCTAAAAAGAAAAAAATAAAACGATCATCCAGAAAGAAAGGATTAGTATCTTATGGATAGTCATGAACAAGTTTATATAAGAAATCCAAAATTTAGAAAACCAAAGGAGCAAGAGGATGACAAGGAAGTTTCCGAAAGTTCCAAAGAGTAAAAAGGGTGTACCACTTAAATATTTATCTGGTGCAAAGAACCCAAAGGCAAAAGAGAGTGAGATATTGAGAACAAGAAGATTATATAAAAAAGGTTTATTAACTACTGCTATGATGGATGAGATTAGCAAGAAAAGGGCAAGAGCATGAGTAAGGCAGCAGTTATAGCAAAGTATTCAAAGTCAAGTGGTATATCTAAAGGTACTTTGAGTAAGGTCTATTCCAGAGGCCTTGGGGCTTATTATTCTTCCGGATCGAGGAATGTATCAGCTCATGCATGGGCAGCAGGCCGGGTTCGGTCTTTTGCAACTGGAAAAGGTGGTGCTAGAAAGGCAGATAAAGATCTGATAAGATCAAAACGAAAGAAAGGATTGGTAAGCTAATGGCATATAAAATGAAAATGAAAAAGAAAAATCTAAAAGGAAAACAAACTAAATTAGATGCAAACAAAGATGGCAAGATCGGAAAAGAAGATTTTGCTATGTTAAGAAATAAAAAGAAACAAAAGGTGATGGCATGATAATATTTGGACATACTCCTAGAGAATGGAAGAGAAGAGCTAAAGAAAACAAATGGATGATTGTTGCTTTAGTTGTATCTTTTATATTAGGAGGCTTGATAATTTGATATGGTTGCAAAGAGATACCAAAACAAAAGTGGTGGTTTGAACCAAGCTGGAAGAGATTTTTTTAAAAGAACCGAAGGTAGTAATTTAAAATCCCCAGTATCAAAAGGTACAAACCCAAGAAGGGTATCTTTCGCAGCTAGATTTTCAAAAGTTAAAGGACCATTGATGAAAGATGGTAAACCAACAAGATTAAAACTTGCATTAAAAAAATGGGGTTTTGGATCTAAAGAGGCAGCAGCTAAGTTTGCTGCAAACAATAAGGCGAGGGCATAATGCATTTAAAATCAAATGAAGTATTAGATAGATCAAAGAAAGCCTTTGCTCGTAAAGAACAATGGAGAACTATTTACGAAGATTGTTATCGTTATGCTTTACCTCAAAGAAATCTTTACGATGGTTATTATGAGGGAACTGTACCAGGTCAAAACAAAATGAATATGGTATTTGATAGTACAGCTATCCACTCTACTCAAAGATTTGCAAATAGAATACAATCTGGCCTATTTCCTCCCTATAAAAAATGGTGCAGATTGGAGCCAGGTAATGACATACCAGCAGAAAGAAAAGCAGAGGTTCAAGCTGCACTAGATACTTATTCTGAAAAAATGTTTACTTTGTTAAGACAATCTAATTTTGATTTAGCTATGGGTGAGTTTTTATTAGATCTGTGTGTAGGTACTGCTGTTATGCTCATTCAACCTGGCGATGATATAAACCCAATACAATTTACTCCAGTACCTCAATACTTGATTGCATTAGAAGAGGGACCGAATGGAACAGTAGATAATGTTTATCGTAAATACAAAGTAAGAGCCGAGGCTTTACCAAGACAATACCCAGATATAGAATTGAATGATCAACTACAAAGATTGATAGAAAACAAACCTCAAGAAATGGTAGAGTTGATTGAGGCAGTTATATTAGATCCAGAAAGAAAAGATTATTGTTATCACATCATACATGAGAAAACTAGAGATGAGTTAGTCTTTCGTAGAATGGATACAACACCTTGGATTGTTGCAAGATATATGAAGATCCCCGGTGAAGTATTTGGTAGAGGACCATTAGTATCTGCTTTACCAGATGTAAAAACTTTAAATAAAACTTTAGAGCTGTTACTTAAAAATGCTAGTATAGCATGTGCTGGAGTTTATACAGCAGCAGATGATGGTGTTATCAATCCATCTAATATTAGAATTACTCCAGGTTCAATCATACCAGTTGCAAGAAATGGTGGACCACAGGGTGCATCATTAGCTCCTTTACCTAGATCTGGAGATTTCAATGTATCACAAATTGTTATCAATGATTTAAGAATGAATATTAAAAAGACTTTATTAGATGATACTTTACCACCAGATAACATGTCGGCTAGATCTGCAACTGAAATTGTAGAAAGAATGAAAGAACTTGCACAAAATTTAGGTGCTGCTTTTGGTAGATTAATTACTGAAACTATGGTACCAATCATACAAAGAGTATTATTCATTATGGATGAGAAAGGTCTCATTCAGCTCCCTTTGAAAGTCAATGGGCTAGAGGTGAAAGTTACACCAGTTAGTCCATTGGCTAAAGCTCAAAATTTAGAAGAGATAAATGAGGTTATGCAATTCTTTCAAATAGCAAATTCTTTAGGGCCTGGTGGTGTTGCTGAACTAAAACCAGATGCTATTGCAAGTTTTATTGGTGATAAGTTAGGAGTTCCAACAACCTTAAGAAATTCACCAGAAGAGAAACAGGCTATTGTCCAACAAAGTATGGCCATGTTTAATGCTCAAGCTAATGCAGCGATGCAAGGACAAGCTCCCCAAGGCGAACCAACTCCTCCTCAAGAACAAGAACCAGCAAGTGCTGTTGAGGAAGAGGTTAGTTCATAATGGCAAAAGTAGGGTGGGAAGGCATAGAAGTATTAGAAACCAAGTCAAAACAAGAACCGAAAGACGAACAGCTTGAAATTGACAAGGCTTATGCTAGAACATTTGAAACAGAGGAAGGTAGAAAATGTTTGAAACATTTGATAAGTAGAACATTAGATCAACCGACTTGGGTACCTGGAGGAGATCACACATTTGGGTATGCAAGAGAAGGACAAAATAGTGTGGTCCGAGAAATAAAAACAAGAATGGAGAGGGCAAAAAATGGCTGAGGAAAATCAAGATCAAATACAAGAAGAGAAAAAAGGTGAAGGTCTAATTGCAGATACACCTATAACTGATGAACCAAAAGAAACAGATCCTAATGATACTGTTGTTCCACACAAAGAGGAAGAGAAACCTCAACAACCAGTAGAAACTAAAGAGCAAGAGAAAACTTTAGAGAAACCAGAATATTTAGAAAATAAATTTTGGGATGAAAAATCTGGTGTAAAAGTAGAAGAGTTAAACAATTCATACAAAGAATTACAAAAACAATTCTCTATGGGTAAACACAAAGCTCCTAAAGAATATGATGTAACTGCTTTAGAAGATGTAGATGATGATGATGAACTAAAACAATATTTTGTAGATTGGGCTAAAGAAAACAAACCAACTCAAGCTGCATTTGATAATCTTGTTAATAAGTTTAAAGAATTATCAGTACAACAAGAAGAGGCAGAAAGTATTAATATTGAGGAAGAGACAAAGGCTTTAGGACCAAATGCTCCACAAATTATTGATGGTATCAAGAAATGGGGTCAAGGTCTTGTATCTAAAGGTGTGTGGTCAGATGAAGATTTTAATGAGTTTAAGATCTTTGCTGCTACTGCTAATGGTATCAATGCACTCAATAAGATAAGAAAATACTATGGTGAGCAAACAATACCTACATCTCCAGTAGATGTTGATGGTATGCCATCTAATGATGAGCTGTATGAATTAGTTGCAGATCCCAAGTATAAAACAGATCCAGCTTTTCGTAGAAAGGTAGAACAACAATTCGCAAGAGCCTTTCCAGGAAAAGTAAATACTGGCGAAATATAGACTTGATTATTTATTAGAAAACGATTATTTTGTAATCGGAGACAACCAAAATTTCTTTTTGGCCTTTTGACAAGTGTGAAAGTACACTACTGTCAGCCTGGCTATTTTACCAGACAACTGCGAATAAAGTAAATAAATGTGTTAAACTAAAGGAGAAAACATGGCACAATCAATAACTAATGCTTTTGTTACTCTGTTTGATGCTGAGGTAAAACAAGCATACCAAGGTGAAAGTTCAATCTTGGGATGTGTAATGCTAAGACAAGGGGTCCAAGGGCAACCGTACTTGGTTAAAATACTTGGTATGAGGTCAGCTTCGGCTAGAG